TTCAAAGATAACTGCAGTTTTTTCTTTAAACTCTTCGGAAAGAGTTGCTTCATTATCAACAAGATTGTCAAGTTCTGCTTTTGCAGTATCAACTGCATCTACTTTCTCTTCTGACTCTTCTGCGATGATTTCATCAGTTTCTTCAACTGACTCTTTTTTCATCATATAACTAGCATACATGTTTTCCATGTCAGCTTTTTTCATCGATTGCATGTGTCCGACCATTGCAGATATCATACCCGCTTTAGTTTTTGGTGCAATTGATGCTTTGTTTTTTGCAGAATTGTCGGGAGAGTCAGAAGCTGCTTTGTCAACACTTGCAATAGACTCGGGTTCTGACACTGGAGTTTCGTCCTTAGCTGAACCTTTTGCCTTTACAGATGTCTTTGCATCTTGCTCTTCGAGAGTTTCTTCCACGATGTCGTTAATTACTTCATCAGTAGAAGACTCGTCATTTATGATTTCGTCTGACATTTCGTCTCCTATTTCATTCTAGATTTAATTAACGAGAGGAAATTTTTAAACTCTCTTACAGAAGTCTCATAAGCGACTTTTTTCGGAGCAGTTTTAATTTCTGTCTCTATTTTTTCAATTTCTTGTGCAGTCAAAATGCCGTTGTCCCAGACCCACTCAACTCCTTCCATAATACCATTAACAAATGCTTTTGGAGCAGACGGGTCTTGTACGATATCAACCGTACTAAGAATGAAGTCTTTACCGACTTCCATAGCGCCATTTTTATTGACAAGACTACCCATACCACGAGTTGACACTCCTAGTTGAACACCGCCTTCAAGTAGACCTTTTACAATCTTCCCATTGGGTGTGTCTAATATTCGTGCCTTTCCTACTATATCATCACCCTTGAATTCAAGGTTGGTGATTAAGTGTGAAACCTTATCTAAGTTCACAGTCGGCCCTTCTGGGTGGTTTAACTCTCCAACTGCCCTCTTAGTTTTAATTTGTTCTTTGTCGTACTTATCAACGGCTTGTTCCATTATTTCTCTAGGATAAATACGACCATTTCTATTCTTTTTATTTGTTTGAGCAAATATACCCTGAATGGTGTAGTCTTTCTCACCATTCTCTTTTTTCTCAACTAAACATTCTATATTACTTTCGTTGTACTCAGTTATTAATTTCATGTTAGTTCTTTTATAGTTTCCTTTGCAGATTTTTCTGCATCTTTTTGAGATTTGAACGCATCGAGTTTGTCGCCATCTATATATGCGACAAAAGGTAATCTACCTTTTTCTTTGTAGATTACCACATCAATACGATTAATCTTCTTCTTGAAGACTACACTACCTTTGGAAGTCGCCTCCCTTATTGAAGAAAAACTTTTCATATCTCTTTTTATAACTATTATTTATACAAAAGGAGATTTTGATACTAATTTTCTTCGATTTCGTCTATACTATCAGTCGTTTCAGTCGAGTTTTCCCCGTCAGCGTCCTCTATTTCGGTCTCAGACCCCGTTTCCGCAGATAGTTCTTCTACGGAAGGTTCTTCTGGTTCAATACCGTTATATACTGCACCAGCAATTTCTACTTTTCTATTATCTAATGCATCACTTAATTTGTCTGCAATAATAGAATTAAAAGAACCTTCTGCATTAACTAAATCGTCAGTAGTAATTTGGTCAATTAAGTCCGCAGTAGGACTAGACATAACTTCAGCTGCATCATCTACCGCAGAAGGCATATCGTCTTGGTCATAATACTCAACTTCTTGAACTTCTGGTTCAGAACCGTCAACTTCTTGTTCTAATTCAAAGTTTTCTACTTCTTCCATTATAGTACCTATTTTTTAGTTGTTTTCTTTTTAGCAGTTGCTTTCTTAACAGCAGTTTTTGCCTTAGTTGCAGTCTTTTTTACTGCAGTCTTAGTTTTCTTTGCAACAATTTTAACATCTTCTTTATCAACATCACCGTCACCGTCTTGGTCAGCAACACCGATAAACCATGCTTTAATTTTTGCAAACAAGTCTTTTATATAATCCATTCTATTCTCCTAGATTAAAAGTTATCGTCACCCCCGCCTTCAGCGTCTGCATCTGCATCTTCTCCAGACGCATTTTCACCTTCGACTTGGTCTTTCATGTTTTCAATATCCTCTTCGGACATTTGCATAACATTTTTCATTACCCACTCTCGTGAGAAATACTCACCCACATACTGAGATATTTGGTCTAAAGTATTCAGTCTATTCTGTAATACTTCAGCATCTTTTAACTCAGTAAAGTGATTGTCTCTTAGGAAGTCAACAGTAATGTCATTCTTCCAAGTATTAAAATCTTGTTCGGTAATAATACCTTTCAAGATTAATTGTTTCCTTAAGATATCAATAAACATCTTAGAAAATCTTCTTCGTATCTTATCAATGAACTTCTGGAACTTAACTTCATCACGATTAATTTCAGTACTTCTACCTAAACTAAATTGTGCTTCTTGTTCCAACCTACTTAAAGGTACATTCAATGAACGATATAATCTTTTTTGGAAATAGACAATATCATCTATTTGTCCTAAATTCTCTCCGCCTGGAAGAGTAGTAATTTCTGTACCCCTACCACCTTCTCTTCTAGGCAACCAAAAATCTTCTAACATACTCATATGTTTTCTGTCATCTTTTAATTCACCAGTACTTGCATCATAGACTAACTTGTTTCGATAACGAGTCATAATGTCTTTCATATATGCTTCGGATTTACCACGAGGCATATTACCAACATCAATATAAAATATTCTTCTTTCTGGAGCTCTTGCAAGACGGTAGATTACTAATGAATCTTCCATCATTCTTAATTGGTTTATTGGTTTAAGTGCTTTATGTAAGTATGATAATACTTGTTTCTTTGACGGGTCTAATAGTCCAGATGTGACATATGATACTGAGTCTGGAGATAATTTAATCCCCTGATTACTTCCACTCTTTTCTTGGAAAATATAAAACTCTTCTATTTTATCTACAACCTTTGCACCAGTTTTTTCATCTTTTTTGTATTTAATATTTTTAACTTTTCTAACCTTTGTTGCATCAATGTTTCGAATATCTTGTATACCAAGTTTAGGTTGTGACTCGTTTACTATTAAATGATGATACAATCTACCATCAATATAAAAAGACCTAAAGATATCAGAACCTATTTCTTGCATCTTCATCATCGATACAATTTTTTCAAACTCTTCAATCATTGATTTTTTAATATTATCTGGTGCATCAACATTATCAAGATTTAATTCTACTGGAGATTCATTTTCAGAATGAACTACAGACTCATTTACAATATCTTCAATGGCTGCATCTACTTCTGGATGCACTGCGACTCCACGATATTTAAGTATTAATTGACGATTATCTTTTGCTTGAGTTCCTTCCATGTCAAGGAACTGACCATAATGAGACCCACTTGCGGTGACATAACCCGCACCGTCAGGGTCGGTAGGTGCAACTATAGATTGAAGTTTCTTTTTCTTTTCTTCTTTTGCTTTATCTTCTGCTCTTTTTAGTTCAAAACCAAAAAGTTTAAAGATACTATTGTCTTGTTCTGCCATATATGTTTCCTTTCATACTATAATTCAATTCACCCATTTTAAAGGGAGTAATTTTATTTATACTCCCTTTAAATATATATGTTCTAAGACTACGATGTAGTATTACTTTCCCAGTACTGAACTTGGAATTCAACTGTAAACTCTTCAATAGTATCTACAGTTTCATATGCAAGGTCAATTGCAGCTACGTTAGTTGGAAAACAACCTCTAAAGTTATAAGTCTTAATTGTAGACTCATCCCTATCTAATTGTTCTACGACTAAATCTGCTTGGTAGTCAACTGGATTTACTAACCCAGTGTTTGCAGAATGAGCATTAATCCCATTCATCCACCTTTCCATTGAGTCCCTTACTGTAAAGTCAGTGTCATTTATAATTGTGACTGTCCAAGGTTCAAAAGTTCTATCACCCGCAACTTTAAGTTGTCTACCACGGAATGGTACGTCAATCACATTCATTTGTGATACGGGTAATTGGGCAGCTTTACACATAAATGATGTAAGTTCTACATCACCACCAGCATATGCTGGAAAGTTGACTGTTGCCTTAAAGAGATTAGGTCTAGCACCACCACCTCTTATTTTGGATTTAAAGTCATCAACTCCTAATATTGCCATTACTTATCTCCTTAAACTGTTCCCACTACTTCTTCAAATTCTACCCCAGTTCTAACTGCGACAAAGTTAAGTGTCACAAAGTTAATACTTCTGGCAGGTTTGATGAAGATAGATGCGATAAATTCGTTTCTATCAATAACAGCAGCAGTGTTGTTTGTTGCGTCACAAACCACTCTAAAGTCTGTTATCCCCCTTCGACCTTTGATTTCTCTTAAGAAAGGTTCGACAATGTTTACGAATTCTGCACGAGTAAACTCATCATTGAATTCAAACATTACATTTCGACCCGCAAGAGCAATTGCCCTTTCTATTCCTAAGAATAATCTTCTGACATTTATTCTATCAAATGCAGAAGGTCTTGACTCGTTGGTCTTATCACCAAACAACATTATTCCTTCGCCTGGAATGTTTGCGATTGGGTTTATACCAACTTTGTATAACTCATCCCTTTCGGATTTAGTAGGAGTTAAGACGATATCTGTTATTCCTAGATATCTACCCCTTCTTTGACCAGCGGGTGAGAACCAATTTGCAGCTACCAAGTCAGTTGCGGCCATTAGACCCGCAGTACTTGATGCGGCTGGTATTTTTATAAACTGGTCGTTATATTTGTCATATACTTTCAGATAGTTATTATCTTGAACTAGATATGACCCTTTTGTATAAGTGTTTCCACATGCGATAACAGCTGCATTTGTACCAGTGACAACGGCGGCGTTTCTACTGGGTGATGCGACTGCAACGCAATCTTTTCTTAGACTAGATGCAGTAGCGACTAAGTCGTTTACTACTGTAGTTGCGTTTGAGTTTGAAATTGACTCAGGTGCAATTAGAAAGTCTATCTCGATATTATCTTTATCTTCAAACTTGTCGAAACCTCTTAAAACATCGTCTGTTCCTAATGAAGAAGAACTAACACCACCAGTCAATGACCAAGTGCTTTGTCCAGTTCCAAAAGTCACATCAGATTTAAAGTCTTGAGAACCATTTACTGCAGCTGTATCCCATAAAGAACCACTAAAGTCATTCGCACCATCTGAGTCCGAATTTCTATGGAATGCACCAGCATAGATGTATTCACTTCTTTCTCTTATTACATCTTTGTAATAATTAGAAGTTCCGTCTGTTGCTTTTGCGTTTGAGGCAACTGATAAGAACGGGTAAGTTTCTAGAACTGTACCAGCAGTTCCACTGATTTCTCCGTCTTCATCAATTACTGCGACATGAATTTCATCATTCTTACCACCTAGTCCACTCACATATGATGAAGTACTAGGAGCTGCGTCAAATGATGACTTATATGTCCATGCGTTAAAATTAATTGCTCCACTACCGTCTGAATCTGAACTTCCGCAGATTGATACTTGTAGTGAATTTCCTAAAGAGCCTGGGAATCTCCCAATAAATGCTCCATCTGATGAATCGATTGTTGCGTTTTCAAATGCAGTTTTGTTGTTAATTGCCTGTGCAGTTGCACT